TCTATTTTACCCTTATATATTTTTGGGTCGTTTTCAATACATCCCTTTTTTTCTAAAAACTATTTTTATTTTCCAACTTTTCCAAAATCCTTTTTAACATATCAAAGAAGCTCCTTAGCCAGCCATTTTGCCTTTTCTAGAACCTTGACTATCATTATTTTGTTATCATATTTGCTATTAAAGGAATCTTCAATATTCTCTTTTACCCTTAAATGTTTTTGGGTCGTTTTCAATACATCCCTTTTTTTCTTAAAACTATTTTTATTTTCCAACTTTTCCAAAATCCTTTTTAAACATATCAAAGAAGTAGCTTAGCCAGCGATAGCCTTTTCTATAGCCTTGACTATCATTATTTTGTTATCACAATTGCTATTAAAGGATGCTTCAATATTCTTTTTTGTCTCCTTAAATGTTTTTGGGTCGTTTTCAATACATCCCTTTTTTTCTTAAAACTATTTTTATTTTCCAACTTTTCCAAAATCCTTTTTAAACATATCAAAGAAGAAGCTTAGCCAGCGATAGCCACTCCACATAAAACCGCGTTGGGGGCGGTCTCCCCCGTCCTTGACTATCATCTTAATATTTCAACATATCATATCATTTGTTGAGTACATATCTAACATCTGTTGCTATGTCCATTTCCATTTTAGGTCTTAATATATCTATCATTTGTCTATAATTAAGCTCTTTGTAATATGGAATACTATAATAGCTACATAATTTTATTAACTCACCCTTTGTATATCTAACACCCTTTATCATTTCTGATACTCTATCTATATGCTGTTTTGATATCATATGCTTCGCTATTAAATTATCAGTCCCTATATAACATATACCGCATTCGCATTTAATCCTATTTGAATCCTGATATTTTTTAGAAACTCTTGTATCAGCATAAGTACATAGATTACACTTATTTGTACCATAATCCCTCCCGTTCAATCCTATAAAATCAAATGGAAATATCTTCCAACTACTACACTTACTACAACATAGCGGTATTATTTTTACACCATCCCTTATTAAGTTCTTATGTTTTACCTCGTCTAACCCAGATGGATATTGAACCTTTATCAATTCCCTTATTTTATCCCTTTCTCTCTTGGATTGCTCCCGTTTTATTTTATTTTTATGCTTCTTTATTGCTATATCTACTCTTATCCTTTCCTCCGCTATTGCTACATTATCTATCGGTGTTATCATCGTACCTCCTTATTTATTTTTTTACTTATTTATTTTTAGATATTATTTTTATATATCATTTTTATTATTCCCTTGATGTCCCTCCCTCCCTTTTCAGTCTTAGATACTCCTAAAACTTATAAAAATTATACATATACCTCTTCTTAAAATATACTCTCGTTATTTACTATTATACCCAATCTTATCTTCATATCACTCTTACTTATCTTCTTATTCTCCAGGATACGCCTCGTACTCTCTACTATCCTTATATTCATCTCCTTTATCACTTCATATCTCCCCTTATATTCTATCGTCTCCTTTTGACTCTTGTTTATCTTCTCATATGCTGTTATCAGTAGTTGTCCCAATTGTTCTTTGCTAAATTCGTTAAAATTCGTCTTCTCCGTCTCTATCCTACATATACAACAATTATTCACTATCTTAGAAAACTTATCCTCCTCCATTCTCAACTCCGTTGTCTTATCATAACATCTTATACATATCTTGTTATTACATATCTTACACGATGTAGCACTAGTATTATCCTCATTATCATTAAATTTCTCATAACATATACAGCATTCACTACTGCTTACCATCCTCTGGCTCTCTTATAATTTATTTAGATAAAATCTTATATCCTTTTCTATCTCCTTGACTATAGCTTCTCTATAATTATTATAAAAATACTTGGATTAACAGAGCAGTCCTTGAGACACTGAAATATCTATATTTTTACAATTTTAAATTTGAGTACATCTCTTAGTTTTTTCTAAATTTTCAAAAGTTTTTTAGAAATTATAAAATAAATCAAGAGATGTACTCAAATTTTAATTTTCAAATTTTAGAAAAATCTGGTTTCTTTTTAAGACATCATAATGGTAATATAAATAGCCAGCGACAGCCTTTTCTATATCCTTGACAATAGCCAGCGACAGCCTTTTCTATATCCTTGACTATAGCTTCTCTATAATTATTATAAAAATACTTAGATTGTCTTATCAGTTATTGAGACACCAGAAAATCTTTATTTTTTCATTTTTAAATTTGAGTACATCTCTTGATTTATTTTATAATTTCTAAAAATCTTTTGAAAATTTAGAAAAAACAGAAAGATGTACTCAAATTTTAATTTTCATTTTTATAAAATATCTGGTTCCTCTTAGATATCATAGATGTATCTTAGCCCGCGATAGCCTTTTCTATATCCTTGACTATAGCCTGCGATTGCCTTTCCCCCCCCCCATCCACTCCCTAGATAACCGTGTTGGGGGCGGTCTCCCCCACCCCCGCAAGCACATATTCTAATGCCTCCTCTACGCTATGTCCTCTATTCTTTGCATCTTCCTTAAATCTCCTTATTCCTCCCTCCTCTCTTATCCTATTATATGATTCCGTTGCGCTTATCTTCCTTATATCCCTCGCGTTGAATCTCGTCCCATATATTCCCTTCGTTATTCTTCCAAATATCTTCGTCAGTTTCGGTTGGCTATACATCTCCTCTCCGCTTATTAAATATATCGTATTCTCGGGCAATTCCCCTATTAACCTCTTTATCATCTCCTCTCCGCTTATATCCTGCACCATCTCCCTCTTGTTCTTCGTATTGTTTATATACAGCTTCCCTTCATAGTAATAATTATATCCCTTATCCTTCTCCTCCGGATTATCTTTTGATATCTTCATATTCCTATAATCCGCCAATCTCCTCGTCGGCAACTTTAACATCAACGCATATAATAATCTATTATATTCTCCTTCTATACCCTTTATACTCCTCTCTATATCCTCCTCCTTAAATGATATCTTCCTTATCTCCTCCTCGTTTATCTTATTGTTATGTCTATTCTCCCTATATTGTTCCCCTTGTGCCCTGAAATATGGGTAAATGGTATCCCGAATACCCATCAATCTCTTCTGTTTAAATAAACTAAATATGCTATAGATATTACTCAAGTAGCCTCCATTATTCTTCGCTATATCCTCTATCTCCCCTATAATAAACTTAAAATCCCTATATATCTCATTCGCTTTATATCTTTCCCCTTCTAACATCCTCATCATTGAATTTTCCTCCTCTATCCCTTTCTTCTTATATTTGCTATATAATGTCCTTATCACAGCCTTGTAATTGCTTTTTGTACTCTCCTTTAATTTCTCCACTTCCAATGCACCAACCTTCTTATATCCTCGTTTCGCAGTTTTATCTACCTTTGCTAAGTCAATCTCCGCTACTTTATGTTCTATGGGTCTTATCTCCGCGCTCGTAACCCTCGCTCTCTCTTCCCTCCTCCTTTCATTAATCTCAGTATTTTTATCTCCTCTAAATTTCCGGTTCCTTATTTTATTACCATATCTGTTATAAGCCGCCTTAAACTCTGCAGAGTATCCCTTCAACTTTTTAGCTATCAAACTTGGTACCTTTAAATTATTAATCTCTCTGTAAATTTCCTCACTAAATATCTCGTTCTCCATATTATCTTTCTATCCCTTATTTATTTAATCACTTTTTCTTTTTATTATCTTTTATTCTATGCTTTTTTCTTTTCTGTAATTTATTATACACTATCATTTTGTTATCACAATTGCTATTAAAGGAATATTGAATATTCTCTTATCGACGACATCATTCGACCTTTAGTAATTCCTAAATTTATTTAATATATCTGTTATATGAATGGTGTATAATTTTCTAAAATTATTTTGATATTATATCTTAGATTTATCTTAGATTTATCTTAGATTTATCTTTACACTTTTCTATACCTAATTTTTTATATTTAAGAATTATAGAAGGTATTATTTATGGCTGTTATTTGCAATGATATTGCTATAAATAATGATAATATTGAATTTGGTACTGAATATTTCCTACACGCTTTAAATGTATTAAATAGAAAACAAAAAATATCTCCTGATGAATTACGAGGATTTGCAAATAATTTAAAATCTTCTGGAAATAATGTTTTAATGTATATAGGTGAATGTATTATATGGGATTTAGCTGGTGTAGCTGGTGTAGCTGGTGTAGCTAGAGGAGCGGCTCCTCGACCTCCTAATGAAATAAGTGTTGGTTTAAAAGAACATTTTATAAAAGATATTCATCACGATTTTAGCGTAGAACCTACAAGGTGTTATCCAAAAATAATAAGATGTCTTCAAGGTCCTACACATCCGTACCATTCAATTGATGCTTATGCAAGCTTTCAAGCTATTAAAGGTAGCTATAATATTCATGATATGAGTACATATAATTTAAAAGCAGAATATTTTATGGAAGATACAAACTCTACTGTTATAAAAAATAAGCTTAATATGTCGGAAAAACCCATAAAAAAAATGAACCTTATTGCCAATATTTTAGATTCGGCAGGATGTAAATACTGCTGTGAAGACCATCATTACAATACAATAGACTTAGAAATCGAATTATATATTTTAAATCTTGGTTTTATATTTTATCAAAGCTATTTTAAACAATTACGAGATAATGGAATACATATTCATTTTACAATTTCACTTATGGATGAAAAAGAAACAAAAAAAAGTTTTAGTGAAAATAAAATGTTTAAACTATGCTTATATTCTACGCGTGATGGAGCTGAATTTAAAGAAAAAGAGTTTGTATTAAGTAATAATCGCAATTTCTCAGTACCGAATGTATGTAAAACATTAAATAGTAAAGTTCTCAGAGGTTTATCCAAAGAATTAAAAGATTATTTAGAAAAGGAATTAACAATAGGCGATGTAAGGAGTAATAAAATATTAACAACTACATATGTTTCTGGAAAAGGCTTTGGAGATTTCGGACAAGTTTTCTCAGTTGCTTGTTTGTATTATTGTTGTCGTTATTTCCAAGGAAATTGTATATTGACAACAATAGATACATTCTTATTTATTATTGCTATTATTTTAGGCTGTCCTATAATAATAGGAACAGGTAGATTTGCATACATATCAATAGACGATTTTTTAAAATACAAAGGCAAAACAATTATGGAAGCACATAATATGTATAGTAATCCTCAAATTTTTCTTGATGGTTCATCTAATTCATCTCCTACTGCCCCTGATATTACAAAAATAATGTCAAGTTTAAATGAAGAAATTAAATCTATTGTTCCAAATTTTGCTGACATTTCAGGGCGCGATAAAATGAGTGTTGGAATGGCACAATTACCGCGATATAATCCTCAAGAAGAACAACAACCGAGTTCAGATGTTTCAATGTCACAAAAAAGTAAAAGCTCAAAATCAAAATCAAAATCAAAATCAAAACCAAAACCAAAACAAAAACCAAAAGATGAACTAACACTAACACCTATACAAGCAAGCTTTCTTTTTAATGTATTTACAAAACGGTCTTTGCAATATTTTTATGAATTAAATAAGCTTATATATATATCTTGTACGAGTAATGAAGCACAAAGTAATTATGTATTAAAGGAAAAAAGTAGTAACGGCCGAGAATGGATACAACTTTTAAAATACGATACTTATTTTGATAATAAACTTTTTAGTGAAAGATATGAAGATAAACCCGAAGGAAGAGCATTACTAAAAACTGTTTCATCGCATACACTTTATACACAATATTGCAACTTTAAAAACTTTATTGATTATATTTTACATAATTATGATATTAATGCAGTAGGTACATTTTTAGAACATATATTAGATAGCTTAAAAAAAGGTATAAAAACTATTACACCTAAAGTAACAAAAAATAACATATTTTTTGTTCTAAATATATTATTAGACACAGCAGATGAAGTGAAAAAGGCAAATGCACAATATTATGAACGACTAAAAGATCAAGTATTTCTTGATGATATGAAGGATGCAATGAGTATTACCAATTCTCAAAATCCAGATTTTTTGGCATTTAAAGCAGAAGTTTTGAGAAAATGGAATATAGGTTGTAGTATAGACGCTTTAAAGGCAACATCACTATTAAAGGAAATTAAAGAAGTATCGGAATTTATTACTAGCTGTGATCCTAGATATAATGTAGCATATACTTTTATTGGAGATATACAGACTGTTATCAAAAATTTAGAAAAAATTGTAAATATAATTATGACAACTATAGCTAATATAGAGAGCCGTCAAGATACATTTGAAAATCTTATAACATTTATAAATCTATTTAATTTATATAAAAGATATTTATTAGCAAATTGTTTTAATATACAAGTTGAAAAATTAAAATCCATTATAGATGATGATATTAAAAAACTAAATGCTATAATTTCGGAATCTTGGAAAGTATGTGATTGTCAGGGAGCTTTTGAGAAAAGATTTAAAGAACAAGAAGGAGAACAAGAAGGAGAACAAGAACAAGGATCTAAAAAAATAAAGATGGATGCTCTTGCAGAACAAAAAAACTATTTTTTTAAAGATAGCGCAATTGCTTCAAAAACATTAGATGAAGCCGATAAAATATATAGAAAAATGGGTAAATTATTATTACCAAATGTTTCATCTATGAAAGACCATCCAATTGCGGATAGTTTCTGGTGTTGTTTAACAGCTTTTAAAGATTTAAATTGTAAATTTGCAAGTCTTAAATCATATAGTGAGCAATATCTAATATTAAAAAATAATATAGAAATTATAGAATTAACTATGGCGCAACTCTTGCCTCTATTAACACCAGATACACCTGATGTATTAGAAAAAACACCACAAGTATTAGTATATGCAGAACGATGGTTTGGAAGTATACACAAAGTTTTTCAAGACATAAACGATGGTATCGTTGCTATGGCACAAGAACAAGCTATGGCACAAGAACGACAACAAGCTATGGTACAACAACAACAAGCTACGGCACTACAACGACAAGCTACGGTACAACAACGACAAGATATGGAAAAAGGATTGGGCATCTTAAAAAGAAAACTTAAGGGTGGCGACATTAATAGTATTATTAATAAAATAATTAAAGGCGATAAAATTGCTGAACAATATTCTGATAACATAAGTATTGGTGATGGATGTAGTACAGTACAATGTGATAATATGTGTGATTCAATGAATTATGACTGTAGACAATCGGGAAACTGTAGTGAAAGCGCTGGACCGGGAGCATCACGACGACCGCCACCACCGCCACAACCGCCACAACAAGCATCAATGCGAGCATCAATGCAAGCATCACAACGACAATCACAACGACCATCGCAAGGAACATCACTGCGACCACCGCAAGGAATATCGCAAGGAACATCACTGCGACCACCGCAAGGAATATCGCAAGGAACATCACTGCGACCGCCACAACGAGCATCACAACGACCACCGCAAGGAACATCACAACAAGAATCACAGCGACCACTGCGAGGAATATCACAACGACCATCGCAAGGAACATCGCGACAAAAACCGCAAAGGCAAACATCGCGAAGAGGTGGAGCAATTAAATTAAAGGAAAATAAAAAAATAATTTTAGGAAAAGAAAGATGTATATATACAAAGGAAGGCACTAAAAAAGAATATATTAAGTATAAAAATGAATATATAGGGCTAAAAGAGTTTATTAAATTTAAATCAATAGAAAAAAAATCAAAGACTACTAAGAAAACACAAGCAGAACCTAAGGCAACTAAAGCTACTACTAAGAAAACGCAAACAGAACCTAAGGCAACTAAAGCTACTACTAAGAAAACACAAACAGAACCTAAGGCGACGACTACTAATACTAAGAATAATAATAAGAAGATATCAAGTAGTAAAAAATAAATAATTTATTTATTCTTTATCAACTATAGGCAACCTTATTTTTACTATATCATTTTTGTAAATATAAAACGAAAAAATGATATATATATGGATATATATTTATATATAATATATTTTAATTGAATATGGTACTAACACATATATTTCATTTATCCGATTTACATATCAGGAATGGTGATAATACTTATTCGCGATATGAAGAGTATAAAGAAGTGTTCAAGAATACCATAGTATCTCTTAAAAAACAAATAGAAGTCTTAGAGCTACCCTTTGATGACTTTATTATAGTTATTACGGGAGATATTTTTCATAATAAGAGTGTAATTGGTAATTATGGCCTCATAATGTATCGCAAGTTTATCCAGGCATTGTCTGAGGTTGGTAGGACCTATATTATTTCAGGCAATCACGATTATGATCAGAGTGATATCAATAAGCCTTCGCTCGTTTATTCTACGACTTTTGCTATTCCTAATGTATTTGTATTAAATACCACGACCTCATTTATCATAGACGATATAGGTATATCTTTTGTTAGCATAGACGAAACATTGGATAATTATAGAAATAGCGGGAGATTACAAGATTTGCCTCCATTTCCTTGTATCTCGGGTAATGTAAGGTATAAACTTGCACTATTTCACGGTTCTTTCGCTGCCGCTAAACTTTACAATGGAAAAACAGTAGAAGACACTTTCAACCCTTACCCCTTAGAGTGGGTAAGCGATTTTGATTATGTGCTTTTAGGCGACATCCATAAAAGACAAGTATTCTCTTATAAAAACAAAACAATTTGTGGATATGCAGGAAGTTTAATTCAGCAGAACTTTGGAGAAGACATAGTAAATCACGGCTATCTCATATGGGACTTATATAACAAAGACATCAAAAAAGTAAATGTCTATAACGACAAAGGCTTTATCAACATTAGAGAAAGCGACGAGCACAGCTCTAACAAAGATATTATGATAAGGATTAATGGAAAATATGAGAAAAGGCTTGAAGATTATATAAGAGATAATATAGATATAATTCCTAAAAACTTAGATATCAAAAGGTTCTCTAATATTAACATCTTCAATCTCAAGAGCATCTTGGAAAAATACAATATCAAATATGTAATTACAGAGAAGATAGACAATTTCAATAACTTCGCACATAATGAATCGCGAAATAGCTCGGGTATCTCGGGTATCTCGGGTATCTCGGGTACCATAGATACCATAGATACAGACATATACTCGTCGTGTAATGAAGAAATTATTAATAATGATGCTCTGATAAACTATTTTAAACCCTTGCTAAAACCAGATAACCTCTCTTTGCTAAACAAGATTATTAATGATAAGGAATTATTATTGATAGATGTTGAGAATTATCCCGAGGAATTACGGGAAGAATGCTTAAAGATAAATAAAGAGCTTATGGCTGTAATAAATACCTGTAATATTACTGATGATACCACGATAACAGCTAAATCACTCTATAAAATAAGATATCTTGAATGGGAAGGATTGTTATGCTATGAAAATAAAAACTGGTTAAATATGACCGATTTAGATAGCAAGATATTTATGGTTAAGGGACAAAATGGAACTGGGAAATCTGCTATTTATGACATATTGCTCTTGGCAATTTGGGGAGAAAACACGAAAAAAAGCCCGCTAACAAGCGGTGTCGTAAATCACAATAAAAGCAAGGGATATACTATAATTGACATAGATGTCTTCCGAGATTCCGGGCTACCGGCTGACGGGCCACCGGCTGACGGGCTACCGTCTGGAGCAAAAGATACTTATAGGATTGTTAGAAATTATACGAGGAAGAATACAGGTAATAAATTGCTCGTTAGCAATACTGTTATATATAAAAAAATATCTTGCGGAACCGGAGGAACCGGAGGAGAATGCGGAGGAGAATGCGAAGCTATTGAGATAATTAAGAAAGATACTGCTTGTAATAATGAGATTACGAGATTGTTCGGGAATATGGAGGATTTCCTTGCTACTTCTATGATTACGCAAAATATAGATTGCGATATATTGAAGATGGATTTTAAATCCACGCTGGAACTGATAGACAAATCATTTAATATCGAATATATTTATACTCTTTATAATGTTTTTAATAAGACAATAAACAAATACAAGGGATTACATAAGTATATTGAGAGTAAGAAAGATGTCTATGAAAAATTACTATTAACATCTAATTATACTGAAAATCACGGCGAAGAGATTGAACGGATGAGAGAAGATTTAGAATTGCTAAAAAATGCCTATAGTGCTCTTGTAGAAGAATACAATAACAAGAATAACATATTGAGTAATAGAAATATTGAATTGAGCACAGATGCCTGTTATAAATATGAAGGGTTGAAAAGTAAAATTAATTTAGAAACGCTTGTATCACAAGATATCTATGATATCAATGTTAAACGACTTGCCGAATTAGAGTTTATATTGAAAGGCAAAGATATCATAGAACTTAGTAAAGCGTCGCGAGGAGCCTACGGTGATAATGAAGATATTGAAGAGATTGAAGAGATTACCAAGCCTTGTGATATATCTATAATAAATAATGAGCGTAAATATCTAAAGGAATACTTTGATATATTTGATGATAATAATAGCAAGTATAATACTTGCGACGAGAATGAGGTCATTGAATGTCTTGAGAATCTTAAGAATGAATATGACGACTTAGATATTTTGGCAAAATCTTTGATAGCTGAAAAACCCAATAAGGCCGACAAGATTGTCAAGCCTATCAAGGCGAGGAAGGAATGTTTAAACAATATCAATCAATTATATGGGAACCTTGAATATATGGATGAAATAATAGAAAATATAGGGAACTTTAATATGAATATTAAACCTTGCGCGATTGAAGATTTATCACTTGAAAGTTATAATAAATGCCTTGAAGACAGGGAGAATCTGAAAAATAAGATAGATGACTATAATAACAGATTGAAGAACAACGAAGCTATCTTTGATAGATGCTTTAAGGAACAAGAAAATATACAAATTGTATCGGCGCCAGCTACGCCAGCTACGCAAGCTACGCGCGGAGAGATTAATTGCGAGAATGCCGATGAAGTTATGGGAGAAATTGAAAAAATAGATTACGGTTATATTGTCGGGTTTTTAAAAGAGAACGAGGAATCTGTCGAGGAATACAAAGATATAATTAGGGAATTAAGAGAGACCGAAGAAGATAGATTGAAATATGCTGAAGAGTTGATGTTGTTTGAGAATAACGAGGAATACCATTTTAATCCTTCGTGCGAATATTGCTGTAAAAGAAGCTGGGTCGGCAGAATCAAGGAACTGCGAATTATAATAGATAGGTATGATGAGGATATTGATAAAATAAAAAATAAATTGGATATCAATATAAATTACGAAGAACTCATAGATAAGATGGAAACATATAAAAATACGAAAGATAGATATGCTATATTGCAAGAATGGCTCGAATACTTTAAATACAAAGAGAAGCGCGATAAGCTAACAGAAAAGCTCAACAAACTGATGGAGAATAAGAAGAAATATAATAGGATAATTAGCGAAGGAACAAAAGAGCTTGAAAATATCAATAAATATGCGGGGAGCTATTATAAAAAGGCAAGAGAATTGAGAGAGCACCTTGATAACATAATAAATTATGAAAAGTATAGGGAGTGGGAAACTAAATATAGCGAGAATACGAGCAAGATGAACGAGATTGACAGGAATATGAAAGAATACGCTGATATAGCTAATTATAATAAGAATATTAAACCGCGCATCATAGCATATCGCTCGTTAGTAGATAGTTATAATAAATGGGAGAGATACAATGACTATATAAATGTAATACATTCGCGAGAATACCTTGAAATCAAGGAGATACAAGAGAATTATAGAAATAACGAAATATACAAGAGTTATAGCGAGGTTAAGCCGATTATCGAGAGGGTTTTGGAATTGAAGGAAATTATAAATGATAGCGAGAAAACCATCATAAAACAGCGCGATTATATAACAGAAAAGGCGGCAATATTCAATTATAATAGCGCGAATATCAAGAGTCTCAATGAATTGCGAGATATTTTGGAGAAAATAAATAATATGCTGACGATATTAGACACGATTATCATTAACTTTCAGGATTTCCGCATTAATCTCTATGATAATGTAGTGCTAAAAAAATTACTTCGCAATACGAATAAGATGCTAAAAAATATCTGTCATTCTATCACAAAACCCTTTGAATTAGACTATATAACAAATGTATCGCGAGATATGATACATATCAATTGGTTAATTAAAAATGTTAATATTGGCGGCGGTAGCGTAAGTAGCGTAAGCAGCGTAAGCAGCGTAAGTGGCGATAATAATAAGCAGATTATTTCTATAAATCAAGCATCAGGATTCCAGCAGTTCGTGATATCTCTGGCTTTACGATTGTGTTTGTTTGGAAATAACAAGGCGATATGTAAGCAGTTATATATTGATGAGGGATTTGTAAGTTTTGACAAATATAATTTATCCATAGTTCCTAACTTCCTAAAATCACTATTAGCATATTTTGATACAATTGTTATTGTATCGCATATAGATTTAATTCAGGACAGCATAGACGATAGCGAATGCATCGCCGAAATAAATTATAACAATAAGACCTCAGTCTCAACACTTACTTATAAGACTCCTGTAGATATAGAATATACTGGGACAGGGAAAAAGAAGACCATAACAAGGCGAAAATAACCTATATTACAAGATACTGCAATAAGATAGGTATTATGTTTAATGAGCTTGTATTAGATGAGACGATAATGTAACTTTGTAACTTCGTAACTCCGTAACTTCGTAACTCCGTAACTTCGTAACTCCGTAACTTTGTAACTTCGTAACTTCGTAACTTTGTAACGCGAGAATATATAAACTATATACAACAAGGCACATATATAATTATTTTTTTATTATTTATATAATATAGTATAAAGATGTTGAAAACAATACAAATGCAAAAAGCAAAACCAACGCAAAAACAGAATAAAAAGCCGACACATAATGCGGGAAAAATCACAAAAAAAAAGCTTAAAAAGCCAAGGTTCATCGGCGGAGCAAAAATAAGCGATTGGCCAATTAAAGAAAAATTAGAGTTTCTTAAACATTGTTTGGAAATTAATATTGATAAAAATTTAAAAAACACGATAAATGGTGATGTTTCAAGCATTTTTATAGATTATTTAACTCCAAAGAGTAACAATATACAAAGACAAATAATAATTATAAAATATGTATTGTTATGTTTATGTAGCGAAGACATCACAGAAAATAATAAAGGCTATTTAATTTTAAAAAATAACTATAAAACAATTATCGTAACTGAAGGATACAAAAATTTGTTCGACGATGAAAATCTTGATGATGAAATAAAAACAAAATTACTTGTAAAAGCAGAACAATTATATGGTAGCTTTTATAACTATGTAAAAATATTTGTTGATAGATATGGTAATGATAGTAATAATAGTACAAATACTATAAGTAATTTTACAAATTATATATTTAGGATTTTTAATGAAATAGCAATATTAACTGTTGATACTAACGCAGCTAATAAGAAGCATAAATTAAAAATTATTAATAATAAAAATATAAAAACAGAATATGCAAGTGATGATGAAATTAAAAAATTTTTTAAAATAAATACAAATTTTTTAATAATAAAAAATGAACAAAATAATCAATATAAAGATTATTATAATTGTATGATGCAAATAATTATGAAATTGGTAGATATATTTTCATCTAAAAATAATTCAAAATATTACGAAATGATAATTAATGGCGAACCTGAAAATGCTGTGTATGAATTAATGAATAAAGAATTAAAAGGAAATAAACTTGAAAAACAAGCCCAACAAATGGATAATGGTACCATAACAAACCAAACAGCACCAGAAACAACAGCACAACCAGCACAACCAGCAAAAGCACCAGCACAACCAGCAAAAGCACCAGAAACACCAGCAAAAGCACCAGAAACACCAGAAACACTAACAACAGCACAAACAACAGCAATAGCTGCAAAAGAAGCAGCAAAAGCCGCAAAAGAAGCTGAAGCAAAAGCAGCAAAAGCCGCAAAAGAAGCAGAGGCAGAAGCAGCACATGAAAAAGCAAAAGCAATAGCAGCAGCAGCAAAAGTAGAAGAAGAAGCAAACGCAAAAGCAGAAAAAGTAGAAAAAGAAGCAAAGGAAGAAGCAGAAAAAGCAAAAGCAGAAAAAGCAGATAAAGCAGAAACAATAAAACAAAGAGGACCCGATATTAATTTGGATAATCTTCTTGATTATATATTTAATGATGGTGCACAAGTGTTTGATTTGGGAAAGCATGCTATTTTATTAAAAAGCTTAAAAATGATTTGTTATAATAAATTTAATAAAGAAATTGGTATAACATTTAAAGATAAAATTGACGAAAAATATATAGCTAAAATTAATGAAACAAATACAGCAAATAAAACGCGCATTATAAATGATTCTAAGTTAGTTTATTTACTAACTAAACAAGGATGTAATAGTTCTGAGATGATAGAAGCCTATCAACATATAATAAATATATTAGTTCCAAAATATGGTTTAGATATAACAAGTCCATGTTATGAAACATTAATAGCTTTATCTGAGGGTGGAATATATGGTGATTGTAAAAAAACTATTGGAGATATATTAACACAGAAAAGTTATCTACTTTCAGAGCCAAAAATAAAAGATCTTTTAATAAGAAAGTATTTGAAAGATTTGGGTAATTTAGAAGGAATCGCAATAGAAGAATTGAAAAATTTTAAACAGAATGTATTAGAAATATTAAACGAAATTTTGGATGTGCCTGCGTATAAAGATACACAAAGTAAAGTACTTAAAATATACAATTCTTTACACGATATAATTGTTAAAGATTATGAAGGAAATAGCGATTTAATAGGTGTATTAGTTAATGGTATAGAAAACATATCTCGCGACACAAGAAATAGTAATACATATTCCAATATACAAAAAACACCAGAAGAAACTAAATTTGATAAACTCCTCGACATTATATTCAAAATATTCAAAATATTCCAAGATATTAAAACAATAACAGGCAAGTCATTTTCATATACGAAGCACGGTATTATATTAAGAAGTTTAAAATTAATCTGCTATAATAAACTTAACAAACTTTTTAGAAATTACAGCGAACATATTGACAGTAAATATATAGATGAACTTATTAAAATGGGTTTTGCTCGCCAAAATATAGAAGGCAATGAATCATTTAAAAAACATAAATCTATTGTTGGAATTTCAGGTAATCAATATTGTAATGATAGTCAAATGATTAAAGCCTATCAAGATATAATAAATATATTATATCAAGGTAAAACAAAACCAAATATAGAAGACATTAAAATATTTCTATTAATAGATTTATCTACAGGTAATTCGTCGCCTGATTGTAAAAAAACTATTAACAAAATAATAAATGATGAAAGTTATCTATTATCAGAATCAAGAATAATGGATATAGAATTAGATGGAGATTTTCTAATAACTTCTTGGGATAAAAAGAAAACTTATTCTTCTGAGAATGAAGCAGTTTTAGCTTTAACAAAATATAATGAAACTATTAAAAAAACAATTAAAAAAGCCACAATTTATGATATTAAAAATGAACTTTGGAAAGATTATGATGATTTAAGTAAAAAAATTAAATTACAATACACAAATAATTCAAATATTGTAGGAGCATTACCTGCTATACCTGCTATAAATAAGCCTGAAACCAAAAAAATGACAAAAAGGGGGAAAACATCGATGAGAACTATGGCTACTAATATGAGATGACTTTAATTATAAAAAAAATTATGCAAAACTTTTCAACAGCAATGCAAGCAGACTTGTACCAATATTGATGATACTCTTGTATCGGATCAGAATATTAGTCAATAGATATACACACTTATATTATAAGATTTTACTAATATAAATTATTTTTTAAACAACTTTATTTTTTTTATTTTTATTTTTTTTGACCTTACTGGCTAATTTTTTCCCACCACTTTGAGCATCTGGGTCTTTATCTTTGTTTTCACCTGTGCCTGGAACATCTGTGTCGGGAACACCTGGGCCTTGAACAACTGTGGCTGGTTCACCTGGGCCTTGAACAACTGTGCCTGGACTATTGCTTGTTCGTATTGTGACGGGCGATTCGTCATTAGATTTATCATCATTAAAATCATTTAAAGTATCTTCATAAGTTTCTTCTAAAACTCCTTTTGCTTTTGTTTCCGCGTCGCTTAAACCCGTTCTCTCCATATCATCAATATCTGTTACTTGTTCTTTATATTTGTTATATATTTCCATAAATTCTTTTATATCTAATGAGAAATGTTCTATATAATATAGATTTAAATATTCTTCAGATGATACACCCTCTGTATATTTAGCAATACCCTTAATTTCATCATTTATTATTAAATATGTTTTAGTTATATTAAAAACTTTTTTATCTTCTGGCGCAGAATTATTTGGTATGGTCCCTATAATTAGTATATGCGATACTTTTTTATCATCTAATTTATCATTTGATTCATCATCTATTTTATAACAGTTTTTTTTTTCTTTATCAAAAACATATTTTGCACCATTAAACTTAATTTTTAATTCTTTAACTGTATCAGCTGTATCAGCTGTATCAGCTGTATCAGCTGTTTCTAATTTTATAGAAAGCGAGTATAAATTTTTTTTTTTATCTACTTTATCTACTTTATCTTCTATTAATAATGTTAATATCCCTTTATTAAATTCTGTTATATATTCATCATTATCACCTTTATTTGTAATAAATGTGTGATATCTGCCTCCTGGAGATGTTGGAAATTGTTCTTCCATCATTCTTTGGTTGTGATTCACATATAAATTTGTATAAGAAGGTGTTTGTGCCATTTTTATATTATATCTACTTATATAATATAAATAAATTATTTTAATTTTTACACTCTCGGATATTTAAAAAATATAAATATAAAATTAAGAAGGCTAAATACCATGATAATAAAATGGCGAATGCTATATAGCATAAAAGTTCTAAAATATTCAAGCGATAATATATAATTATTATCAATATATATAGCTATTTTTTGCGCAAATCGTAATATGGAATTGTGTCGTAGTCATCAATATTATTTTGATAATTTTGATAATTTTGATAATTTTGATAATTTAGATTATATATAATGGCCGAGATAAGGTGCTTTTATCGGAAATGTTTAACCCTATATATAAAATATATTATTAGACATTATTATTATCTATTATATTTATCATAATCAAATCTATATTTTCCTTTAATTTATTGTCTTCCCCGTATTTATCACTTTTTTTAACAGTTTCAAAATAATTTCTTACCTTTTCCTTATCTTTATAATTACCTTTGCTAAACTCGCCCATAGTTTTGTTAAAATCACTCCAAGATATATTAGATTCTTCCAAAAATTTATTATGTATTCCGAGATTTGTATATGTAATTTCGCCATCACTATTATATGCGTTATCAAATGGTCTATCAATAGCGAAATATATAATTGCATTTATTAAATTTGTGTTAACACTATTTTGCTCCATTCTTGCTATATATCTTGCTCTTTCTTGTTCAATTCTTGCTCTTCTTGCTCTTTTTTGCTCTCTCTCTCTCTCTCTCTTTCTTCTTCGCTATCATAGCTATCATCGCTATCTATAACACTGTCTTGACCTATTTTCTTTAAAGATGAAAATATATCTTTAAAATTTTGTTTAACAAAAGTTAAGGTATTATTTTCGGGTTCTTGAGCTTGTATCAGTGGTACTAAGCTTTCTAATTCTACTGTTTGCGAACTTTGAATTAATTCAATAATACAAAATGCTGTTCTTAATTGGTCTGATGCATACGATACATTTAGCTCTTGTGGTAATGCTGTCCTTTTTGTATTATTCATATTCAAATGATAAAACATGCCTTTTAAATTATTTTCAAAAAAAGTTGAGATATTGTTTTCTTGTTGTAATTGCAATTGCTGTGTTTGCGGTGAAGATGACGATTGCTGAGGCGGTGGCGGATACACTGTCTGTACTGCATCTGTGTCCGGACTATTAATTAATTTAATAAGACCGTATGCTGATATTAATTGTTCTGATTCTTGTGATATATTTAGCTCTTTTGTATTATTCAAATGATAAAACACGCCTTTTAAATTATTTTCAAAAAAAGTTGAGATATTGTTTTCTTGTTGTAATTGCAGTGCCGGCGCTGTCTGTACTGAATCTGCATCCAAATTATTAATTAAGTTAATAATACCGAATGCTGATATTAATTGTTTTGATTCTTGTGATATCTTTAGCTCTTTTGTATTATTCAAATGATAAAACATGCCTTTTAAATTATTTTCAAAAAAAGTTGAGATATTGTTTTCTTGTTGTAATTGCAGTGTCTGCGGTGTCTGCGGTGTCTGTAAAGAATCTGCACCCAAATTATTAATTAAGTTAATAATACCGAATGCTGATATTAATTGGTCCGATTCTTGCGATACAGTATGTTTTGTATTATTCAAATAAGAAAACATAGCTATAAAATTATTTCCAACAAAATTTGAGAAATTGTTTTCTTGTGGTAATTGCGGTGCTGGCGGTGGCGTTACATCTGTACCCTGACCATTAATTAAATTAATAATACTCAGAGCACCTCTAAATGGGTTTTGTATTTCTGATATTGTATATGTACCTGAACCATTAATTAAATTAATAATACTCTGAGCACCTCTAAATTGGTTTTGTATTTCTGAGATTGTATATGTACCTGAACCATTAATTAAATTAATAAGACCATATGCTGATATTAATTGGTCTGATTCTTTATGGTCTATTTTATCCGGATTTTCTTGCATTTCTATAGATGTTAGTAATTGTTGCCCTGTCGGTTCTGATTTCTCTGATTGTCCTGGTGATTGCTCTGGTTGCTCTGGTTTCCCTGATTGTCCTGGCGGTTGTCCTGACGGTTGTCCTGGCGGTCCTGGCGGTTGTGATTGCCCCGATTGTCCTGGTGGTGGTCGTGCAACATCCGCCATACTTTGCGTCTCTTGCACGCCCTTGTCTTTGTCAATAACTTCTTTTATAAGATTATAATCCCCAATTGTAATTTTTAATGTATTTTTATTATCTAATATTAGTTTTGTAAAATTTCGTAAATTTTTTATATCATTATTATCATAGGATAGTTTTTTGTAAACAAAAATTAAATTTGTATTTGTATATTGATATAATGTATTACTCTCTTTTTCGTGCGTATTTTTTTTAGAAATTATTATGATATCTTCGAATGCCTTATATATTACATATAATATATGTTTTAAATTATAATATCTATTAATTTGAAATACATTTATAATATTATTCCCATCTACATAAATTAAATAATTATAGCTGTTTAACAGATTATCATACTTAATATACTCAGAACCATTTGTGTTTTTATAATGTATAGTTGTATCATTATCATCAGCATAAGGTATAGATTTAAAATAATATAGCATTTCACCATCATCTTTACCCTCATATTTACCTTCTATTATATCATTAGCAGTATCTGATAATGAAATAATTCCGTTTACTCTATTTTGTTCTTCCAGTTGTAGTCGTCGTTCTTCTCCGGGCACTTCTCCTTGTTGTTGTTTTTGTTGTTGTAAAGAAGATAATAAAGCTTTTACATTATATTTAAAAAGAGAAGATATCCTTTCTACTTCTCCTGATTCTTCTGGCACTTTACCTGGCACTTGTTCTTGTTCTTCTGGTACTTGTTGTTGTAAAGAAGATAATAAAGCTTTTACATTATATTTAAAAAGAGAAGATGTCCTTTCTACTTCTCCCGATTCTCCTGTTTCTCCCGACACTTTTTCTTGTTCTTCTTGTTGTAAAGAAGATAATGCACCTATTAAATTTTTGTTAAAAAGAGAAGATGTCCTTTCTACATCTCCTGATTCTCCTGGCACTTCTCCTTGTTGTTGTTCTTGTTCTTCTGGTACTTGTTCTTGTGAAGAAGATAATAAAGCTTTTACATTATTGTTAAAAAGAGAAGATATCCTTTCTACTTCTCCTGATTCTTCTGGCACTTTACCTGGCACTTGTTCTTGTTCTTCTTGTTGTAAAGAAGATAATGCACCTATTAAATTTTTGTTAAAAAGAGAAGATGTCCTTTCTACATCTCCTGATTCTCCTGGCACTTCTCCTTGTTGTTGTTCTTGTTCTTCTGGT